CCTGTCTAACGTCAAGATCCGCGCTGGTGAGTATGACGAAGGTGCCCTGTCGATCGTCATGCAAGACAATAAGCTGGTGGCTGATGTGGTGGAGACGTGGAAGGAATTAGGAGAGGGCAGGCCGACGCTAGGCTACGCAGTGGATTGTGCTCACGCTCAGCACATGATGGAGCGGTTTAACAAGGCTGGCATACCAGCGGGTTACATCGACGCTAAGACGGACGTGCTAGAGCGCAGGGGCCTACAGGCCAAGCTAGAGGCTGGCATTCTCAAGGTGGTCTGGTCTGTCGGCACGCTGGTCAAAGGCACCGACTGGAAAATCTCGTGCGGGATTGATTGTCAGCCGACGAAATCGCACAAGCGCCATGTCCAGAAGTGTGGGCGCGTGATCCGAACCACGACAGGCGAGCAGCATGGGCTCTGGCTGGATCATGCTGGGAATTGCCTGCGCCTCGGGATGCCGGTGGACATTGATCGGGCGGAACTGTGTATGGCTAAGCCGGGGGACAAGATCAAGGCTGAGGCTGAGGCGGCTAAAATGGCGAGCAAGTGCCCTAAGTGCAAAGCCGTCAAGACAGCCAAGGTCTGCGTATGCGGCTACGAGTCCAAGCGGGAAACTGATCTGACGGAGGGCGCCGGCCAGCTTGCGAGGATCGACGGAGGCAAGTCAGGTCCGAAGAAAGCCGAGCCAACGCTATTTGAGCGGCAGGAGTGGTATGCCCAGCTGCGAGGTTATCAGCTCGCCCACAACAAGACGGATGGCTGGCTAGCACACTCCTACAAGGACAAGTTTGGAGCATGGCCTAACGATATGCGGAACGTCCTCCCGGCCAAGGTTGGTGGTGAGGTGGCTAATTGGGTGAAGGCGAAGAATATACGCTTTGCCCGAGGAATGGCAAAATATCAGAACAGGAAAGCAGGATGACGACAGCATTTGAAATGTCCATGTCCTCTCGATCTGATGCCGAAAAGGACCATTTCTATCCTACGCCCCCGCTGGGGACAGAAGCCCTGCTTAGCGTGGAAAAATTTACGACGATTTGGGAGCCCGCTTGCGGTGAAGGCCATATGAGCACCGTGCTAGAGGATGCTGGCTACGACGTTGTAAGCACCGATCTTGTAGATAGAGGGTTTGGTACGCCGCGTATTGACTTTCTCATGGAGTATAGGCTGCTAGCAGAGGATATTGTTACAAACCCGCCTTTCAAATTGGCTGAAGAATTTGTTAGAAAGGCTTGTGACCTTGGCGCTCGCAAGGTAGCCGTACTTTGCCGACTGACGTGGCTAGAGGGGAAAGAGCGAAAAAAGCTATTTGAGCAGTACCCATTAGCTAGAGTCTGGGTATTCTCTTCTCGTTTGGGTATGCAAAAAGGAAAGCTAGCCACCACTGGAGGAATGGTGCCTTATGCTTGGTATGTATTTGAGCGCGGGCATAGCGGGCCTCCTACCCTTGGTTGGGTATAATGGCTAAGCAACCCGGCTGGCGGTCCTACATCTCCGTAGTACAAGCCACTATCCCTCGCCTCACAGACGGCGGCGAGGAGCTACAGCACCGATGCCAGATCGCATGGGCCAGGGATTGGGCTCAAAGGCAGCGTGAGACATGCCAATGGCAAGAGGACCAGCTATTCGTTAGCATCATAGCCCTGTGCCAGCCATACGCGCTCAACAGCAGGGTCAGGCCGGATCAGATAGCCTCCTTATGGGATGCGATCCATAAGCTCTGCACTATTGCGGGGTTTATCAAGGCGGTGGATTTGCCTTAGGTCACGCTTGACAAGTCGGGCAAAATGCACCACTAGTAGATTATGACAAGCGAGCAATTCAAAATCGCAAGGCTCAACCTAGGGTGGAGCAAACGCGAGTGCGCTAAACGTTTTGGCGTCCACGAAAAAACCATTTACCGCTGGGAAGAAGTTTCGGCGCCTACCGCTCCTGCTGCCCTTCTTATGCGGAAATTGGAAACCTTCCTCTCAGGAGAATAAATGATGGCTACGCATACGCCGGGAGACTGGAAACTCACCGAAGGCAACATGTCGTGCATGGTTTATGCACTAGATGAGACCGAGGGCGTTAATCGCTTCTCGGCTCTTGTGCAGGGCGGGTACTCCTACCATGGTCGCACACACAAAGACCGCACAACCGAAGAGGAGCTTTCGGCAAACGCTCGCCTGATCGCAGCGGCGCCGGATCTTCTTGCTGCATTAGAAAGGCTTAGCGTGGCCTGCCTAATGCGCGCCCTTCGGGGAACCAGCCATATCCCGTCTATGCGTGAAGAGCAGGTCGCAGCTCACGAAGCTGCGAAAGCCATCGCCAAAGCTAAAGGTGATGCATGAAACTCACTCAGAAATCCCTCTACATAACCCACTGCCACCACCAAGGTAAGGACTACGCCATCTGGACCCCGCCGGGGAGAGAATGGACCGAGTCAGAGATACGCAAAGCTATCAAGGCTAAGGCTGAGAGGACGGATGATGAGTGACATTCCCGACGAGCTGGTGGAGCGCATGGTGAAGCTGGTCCAATGGATCGAGAACAACGATACGGGCGCTGGGAAGCTGGATGATTTTGATAGCCAAACGGCTGTAATGCTTGCGCGATCAATCGTTGAGGAGCTTCCTAAGCCGATTGATCCAGATCTTATGGAGGCCGAGGCCTTGGTAGCGGCAGACGGTGGGTTCTCTATCGAAGTTATCCGCGACAACCGACCTAACGTCATGGCCGTCGATCTGGTGCTGAAAGGCATTAAACTCGGCAGAGAGCTGGAGCGAGGACAGTGATTGAGATTCCGAAACCTTTAGCGGACCGCATGATGATGCTGGTACGCCATCTTGGCGAATGGCGTAACGAGCAACTTGGCGCAGTAACCTACATTAAGGTTACGGCTGATTTAGGAGATGAGGCATTATCCATTCTAGATGCCATTTACGCCGCTATCAAAAGCGATAAAGATTTGGAGCGTAGACAATGAGTGAGATGGTGGAACGCATGGCCCGTGCTGCAACCGAAAACGCAAATCGGCACAAGGTAGAAAGCGGCTACCCATATCGACCAGAGCTTGACGATTGGGATAACCTTTCCGAAACGGCGCGGAATATGCGGAGGGCTGATATGCGTGCTGCGGTCAAGGCAATGTATGAGCCAACCGAGGCTGTCGTGAAGGCAGGAGAGGCCGCGCAGTGGGATTGCTTGTGCTGGTCTCCTGAGCCGGGCGAGGGACTTGATGAGTTTGATCCGGTCCCAGCTTGGCAAGCCATGATAGACGAGGCACTAAAGTGAGCAGCGGCATTTTCGAAAAGCTGGGTTCGTTGGTTGATCGCCTTATCGGAGGCGATATTGATGAGCCAGAAGAGAAATCACAAGCGGCTCAAGGCGCTGAGCTTGTATGCCAGCTTTGGTGTGAACAGCCGGAAGAATGGAAAAACGTGGGCGGGTATCCCGTGCATTACAAGCACGAAGTCACAGGATTGATTGTTACGAATAGCACAGTCTTAGATGAATATAATGGCTGGTTTAATGGGCAAAATATCGCTCTCAGCGCTAGGCAGCAATCCAAAATGAAATCGGCGCGTGCGGCTTACAATAGAGGCGTTAAAAACAAGCTTATGGATAAGGCTGCTGTCGAGCTAGCAGAGGCAATTCTAAAAGCTAAGGATGAGCTATGACAATCCTAGCACTACGCAACGCACGCCGGTTCAAGCGGATGGATGAGAAGGCAAGGCGTAATCCGTTTTGGGACAAGCCAGGGAACATTGTGTGGGAGTCGGCTTCTCCGCTCAGTGAGCATTACGACATCGTATGGGGGCCAGGGAAGGTTCGTAACTTTTATCCTAAAGAAGCTGTCAAGCTGCTGTCCGAATGAGCAAGCTTGAAGCAAGCATGCTTGTGGTGTATTAGATAGCTATGGCGCGGCCCAGCACATATGATCCGGCCTACTGCACCCAGGTCGTTGAGTTTCTGAAAGACGGGTACTCCCTTGCCGCGTTTGCTGGCAGCATAGGGGTATCACGCTCAACCATCTACGAATGGGCAGACAATCACCCTGAGTTTTCGGACGCCGTAAAGGCAGCTCAGGCTGGATCGGTTTACGCATGGGAGCAAAGGCTGCGGTCTGTGGCCTTGACAGGCGAGGGTAATGCAACGGCTGTCATCTTTGGGCTGAAGAATCGCGCACCTGATGAATGGCGTGAGAAAACGCTAGTAGGCTCTGATCCAGAGAATCCGCTACCCACTGGCCTGATCGTTCAGCACGTCAAGACCAAGCCCGGCAGCGATGGCTGATAAGGTCGTCCAGATTCCAGATTGGGCCGAGGTGCTATGGAACAAGGACGCGCGTCATATCGCCCTGTGGGGTGGCCGGGGTGGGGCTAAGTCCCGTTCCATCGCTACGGCATTGGTCATCCAGGCAGCGCAGGAGCATCATCGCGTCTTGTGTGCTCGTGAGGTCCAGAAATCCATTAAGGACTCTGTGAAGCGCCTGCTTGACGATGAGATAGAGCGGCTTGGCCTGTCATCTGTGTTCACCAGCACGGAGAGCGAGATACGCGGGCCGAACGGTTCGCTGTTCATCTTCACCGGCTTGAAAGGTAACGCAGCCAACGTAAAATCGATCGAGGGCGTCACTGATTGCTGGATCGAGGAAGCGCAGAGCGTCAGCCAGGACAGCATCAACACGCTGGTCCCTACTATCCGTGCTGCTGGGTCTAGGCTCATCTGGTCATGGAACCCGGATCTACCGACCGACCCGATTGATGTGATGTTTCGTGGCGAGGATGGCCCGCCGCCTCGGTCGATTGTCGATAACGTCAACTACGATCGCAATCCGTGGTTTCCGTCTGAGCTTCAGGAGCAGATGGAGTATGACCGCAGCCGGGACATCGATAAGTACAATCATATCTGGTGTGGTCAGTACCGTCAGAACAGCGAAGCGCGGGTGTTCAAGAACTGGCGTGTGGAATCATTTGAGACTGCCATAGGCGCTGAGTTTCGCTTGGGTGCTGACTTCGGCTTCAGCAAAGACCCGAGCTGTGCTGTGCGGTGCTACATCACCGGTCGCACGCTATTTGTGGATTATGAGGCGTATGGGCTGGGCGTCGAGATCGTTAATTTGCCCAACCTGTTCATGTCCATCCCTGAGGCTGAGAAATCATGGATGACGGCGGACAGCGCTCGGCCCGAGACGATCAGCCATCTCCGCAAGCATGGGTTCCCGCATATCCAGCCGGCATTGAAGGGCGCTCGATCGCTTGAGGAAGGCGTGGAGTTCCTGAAAAGCTATGACATCGTTGTGCATCCTAGGTGTGAGCATCTGATTGACGAGCTGACCCTTTACAGCTTCAAGGTCGATAGCCTAACCGGTCAGGTCACGTCGGTATTGGAGGATAAGAATAACCATCTGATCGACAGCCTGCGCTATGCCGTTGAGGGGGCGCGTCGGGCATTGGCAAACAAGTCAAAAACCGTTAGTATGAGCATCCCGTCGATGGTTACTCCGTTCACTAGGAAGCGCGCATGACAGCTTTTGATAATGTGCCCTATGCGTATGCGTTTCTAGCGGATGCTAAGCCTTCCGATGCGGCAGCTCACAGGCTTAAGATGTGGATTGCGAAACGTCGTCAGGCAATGGCACACAATCTGATGGCGCGTGCCGCAATGGAAGAGCTAGTGGCGTGGCGGCCCCTGCCGGAAAGGCGAGTCTGATGGTTACGCGAGATATGGTGTTCGGCGATGCCGACACGAATGGCAACTTCCTGGTTCTCCGATCTGGCGAATGGGTTGAGCTTCATGATGATGAATATGGTCATCACTTTACCATTGAGCAGGCTAAGCAACTGATTGCCGAGTTGGAGGCAGCGATTGTCGGATAAGCCGCTACCCGAATCCGAAGTCAAAGACACGGACGCTGACGATGACAGCGATCACCTACGCGAGATCCATGAGACCGCGATGGAGGAGTTCGACGCAGTAGCATTGCCCCAGCGTGAGATGCGTTCGGAGATGCTACAGGACCGGCGCTTTATCAACATCACCGGGGCGATGTGGGAAACGGGATTCGATAGCGATACGGACGATCTGCTGCCTCGTCCCGAGATCGACAAGATTACCAAGCCCTGTGAGAAGATTATCGAGGATTACCGGGAGAACCGGCTTGATGTATCCTTTCTGCCGGCTGAGAGTGCAGATCAGGACACGGCCGACACGTTGAACGATGCGTTTCGTGCGGACGCCCATGTCAGCAATGCGATGCTGGCTTATGACAATGCGTTCCTTGAGATGGTCACTGGTGGCATGGGTGCTTGGCGTGTGTCCGAGGACTACGCAGACCCATATGATCCGGATAACGACAATCAGCGGATCTTGCCTGGCATCATCATCCCCGACGCTGACCAGTGCGTGTATTTCTACGGTGGTGTCATGCCTGATGGGTCTGATGCCAAGTCCGCGTTCGTCATCTCCAACATGCTGCGTCGTGAGTTTGATTCGACGTGGGGTGAGGAGAACGCAGAGCCATTCCCGGTGCCGAACTGGAAATGGGCATGGGATTGGTATCAGCCTGAAATTGTGCAGATTGCCGAGCACTACCGGGTGGAAGACGTCAGCGATACGGTGTTGATCTTCACGCAGGAGCAGTCTGGCGAGGAGCAGCGGTTCTTCAAGTCTGAGATTGAGGATGGCGTTGCGGCTGACTTGAAGGCGCAGGGGTGGAAGCGCAGCACACGGCAATGGAAGCGTCGCCGGGTTCGCAAGTACATCATGAACGGTTCGCGCATCCTCAAGGATTGCGGGTATATTGCTGGTGACTGCATCCCGATCGTAGTGGTGTATGGTCGTATCTCATGGGTAGATAACCAGCTTCGTGCGCGTGGGTATGTCCGCAAGAAGAAGGATGCTCAGCGGGGGCTAAACTCGTCTGTCTCGCGGCTGATGGAAATCGACAGTATGGCGCCATTTGAGGTGCCGATTGTCGCGGACGAGCAGCTTGATGGTCCTTTGATGCAGGAGTGGGCTGAGGGGAATATTAAGCGTTACCCGTTCCGTCGTCTCAAGCCTCTTCGCAATCAAGAGGGTGAAGTTGTCTCCGCTGGTCCGATTGGCAAGATTGAGGCGCCCCAGGTTCCGCCTACGCTGGCCGCAATCCTGCAATTCAACGTGCAGATGCTGTCGGACGATGACGAGCAGAACCAAGTCCCGGCCAACACCTCGGCTGAGGCGATCGAGCTTAATCAGAACCGCATAGATAGCCGGTCGGTTATCTATCTGGACAACTTCGCACAGGGTCTTGCACGAACGGGTGTGATCTATCGTGGCAAAGCGCGTGAGCTATATTACGAGGCCGGACGGGAGATCGACACCCGCAATCTTGATGGCCAGATGGGCAAGGCCAAGATCAGCGAACCGACGATGGACCCGGTGTCTGGGGTGTACAAGATCCGCAATGACCTGACACGCGGCACCTACCACGTCGAGGCATCGGTACAGGAAAGCAATGCCACCAAGCGCCAGAAAGTGTTTCGGATGGACATGGAGCTGTCGCAGGCCTTCATTGCGGCACAGTCCCCGTCCGATGGGTTGGCAATCCTGTATGATGCGATGGACAACCTGGACAATCTGGATGCTGATACCCGCGAGTATTTCCGCCAGAAGGCTCTATCGGTAGGCATCAAGAAGCCGACGCCCGAGGAGCAGCAGGCCATGCAGGCAGCGGCACAGCAGAAGCAACAGACGCCAGATCCTCAGCAGATCGCATTGCAGACCGCCATGCAGGAAAGTGCGTCCAAGGCTGCGCTTAACCAGGCTAGTGCGGCTGACAAGCAGGCTAGTGCTCAGCTCAAGACGGCACAGGCTGAGGAATTGTCCAAGGCTCCTGCTGTCCCGACCGGGCTGTCTACCCCACCGTCACCCGCTGATGTGCTGGACAAGGTTGCCGGCGCCCAGCTCAAGAGCGCACAGGCTGCTCACTTGCAGCAGCAGATGGGGCATCAGCGCATTAAGACGGGTGCAGACCTAGCCCAGCAGCAACACGATCAGGAAATGCAGCGACGTTCGCAGGACCTTGCCGAACGTCAGCAAGCCCATGCTGAAAGCCAGCCACAAGGCGGTAATCAGTAACTCAACCGTCCACCCCGGTTAAGTGGTGAGTAGGAGGAAGTATGGAAGCGAAATCTAACAGCACATCGTCCACGTATCAGCAGAAGATGGATCAAGCTGCGGCTTTGTTTGGGCGAGAGGGAGGGGTTTCAGGCAAGTCCGCTCAGCACGATCTGGATATGAGGCGCGAAGCTATGTCGCACGCCATGTTTTGGGCAGGGCAAGCAGACGCGGGTCAGGTCGTGGCCTGTGCAAAGATTATCGAAGCCTATCTGAAGGGTGAGTGATATGGCGTTCGACAACGAACATGAGGATGACAAGGACAATGAGCTTTTGCTTACGGACGAACTACCGCCCGAAGATGAGCAAGAGCCGGAAGAACAAGAGGAGTCGCCCGAGCAAGAGGACGATGTTCTTGAACTCGTTATTGAGGGCGAGGACGATGGAAACGAAACCGAGCTAGTCAAGCGCCTCCGGGATCAGCTTCGATCTGTCCAAGGTGAAAACGCCACGCTCAAGAAAGGTACGGCGCCTAAGCCTGTCGAGGTGGGGAAGAAGCCTGACTTATGGGAGGATTGCGATAGTGATCCCGACAAGTTCGAGGCTCAGCTAACAGCATGGCATGACCGCAAGAAGCAGGCTGAAAAACAGGAAGCGGAAAAGCATAGCCAGACGGAAGCGCAGTCCCGCGAGTTCGAACGGCTCAAGGCCCGTCATGAATCCCGTGCGGCTGTCCTGAAGATCCCTGACTTCGAAGCGCGTCAGCAGGCGGTAGTGGATGCGCTTGGGCCTGAGTTGGCCGGTGCTGCACTGGTGATTGCTGACGATAGCGCGAAGCTGGTGGGTGCGTTGGGTGCGAACCCGGCTGCTCTGGCTAAGATCGTCGACGAGCCGAATCCGTTGCTCAAGCTCAAGATGCTCATGAAGATGGAAGCGAGGATCAATCCCGTGAAGAAGAAGCCGCCTGCTCCGGAAGCGCCGACGATCCAGCGCGGGTCTGCGCCTCTTGCCCGCAAGGATAACGACAAGGAGCTAGCCCGGTTGGAGAAGGAAGCGGAAAAGACCGGCAAGCGGGATGCGGTCATCGCGTTCAAGAAGAAGATGAAAGGTAAGGCAGCATGAACACCACCACTGTCCGCCCACCTAGCGAAACTGTCATGACCTTCGAAGGCCAGGCCAATGCAGGCGGTATGCGCCGGGTCTCGGATGAGGGAAAGGTGACATACGATCCTGCCCCCATGACCGAATACCCTCGCATGATGTATCGCAAGACCGAAGTGGAGGAGCGCGTCCAGCAGACGGATGACGCTGCAAAGTGCGGTGAGACGTTTATCACGGTGAATAACTACGGTTCGCCGAAAGAACCATTGCTCTGTGATACCCGCATTGCTCACACTGCAACGGAAGCCGAGGAGCTGACCGGCGAAGGATGGGACATCACGCCACGCGCCGCTCATGGCTTGTCTGATGGGCTTGCCAAGGTCACGACTGCCAAGGATGACGAGATTGCACGTCTCCGGGCTGAGCTGGAAGCGGCTAAGTCTGAGCCTAAGCGTGGGCCTGGCCGCCCTCCCAAGTCGGATAGTGATGCCGCTTGACTAAAAGGTGCGGTGTCGCGTAAAGTGATGCCGCACCAATCAGGTCCGCCTCCTGCGAATGGCGAGAGGGTGTCATCGAGCAATCAAGCTCTGACTCGTTCTCGCAATCAGGAGGCCTAGGTGGCAAATTCGTTTCCCTACATGATCCGTGCGGTGTTTGACGACATCCTTGAGTCCTTTGAGGACCGGCTAACTTTTTCTAACGCAGCGACCGTTCTGGACCTTGGTTCGGCTCAGGAGCAAGTCTACACCCGTGACAAGGTGTGGCTGCCCATGCCGATGATCGGGTCCAGCTATGACGGTTTTGACCAGACCAGCAATTTCGACGGCCTGACCCAGATGTGGGTTCCTGCTTCGGTTGGCTTCCACAAGGCCAGCCCGAAGAAGCTGTCCGCCAAGGAATACCGCAACAAGAACGCGGTGGATATGTATGGTGAGGCGGTCAAGTCCAAGCTCACGTCGGACGTGAACAAGGCGCTTCGTCAGCGTGTCGCGCTTGAGGGCTCGATCTTTACCAAGCGCACCGTGGCTCCGACCGGATATGACGATTTCGCTCTGTCGGCTGCTCAGATGACCGAAGTTGGCGTGCCCTACGAGAACCGCAACCTCGCCATTGGCGTTCGTTCAGCGATCGGCGTCAAGTCGAACGTGGCTCAGCGCCAGACGATGGGTGACCTGTCCATCTCGGCTTATGAGCGCAACAAGATCAGCGATAACCTCGCTGGCTTCACCGCGTTCGAGGATGACCAGGCTATCCGCCTCGCGGCTGCGACGGGCGGCACGACCACGGTTAACGGCGCCAACCAGTATTGGGAGCCTGCCGCTACCACGGTCCAGACGGACGGCACTGAGAACAACCGCGACAACCGCTATTCGCCGCTGGTTGTGACCGCTGCTGCGATTGCCAACGTCAAGGCTGGTGATGCCTTCACGATCGCGGGTGTCAACTCGGTTCACATGGAGTCCAAGCAGGACACGGGCCAGCTTCAGACCTTCCGTGTCATCTCGGTCAACACCGCGACCAACACTCTGACGGTTGCCCCTGCGATCATCTCGAACGGTGGCAACACGATCGGTGGTCGCGAGTATCAGAACGTCACTGCGACGCCTGCGAACGGCGCTGCGATCACGTGGCTGAATACCGCTCTTGCCGAAGTCAACCCGTTCTGGGTCAAGGGCGCTCTCGGCATCCTGCCGGGCACGTTCGAGGTCGAGCCGGAAGATGGCTGGGACGTGATGCAGGCCACCACGGAGAAGCTGGGCATTCGGATCATCTGCACCAAGCAGGGCTCCATCAATGATCTCAGCCTCAAGATCCGGTGGGACATCGATTTCGGCACTGTGCTGCTTCAGCCGATGTTCGCTGGCGCCGCAATGTTTAATCAGATTTAACCTTCAGGGTTAGGAGACACACAATGGCTGACGAAATTAACCCGGTCACTGCACCGAACCCCGACAACGGCCCGAATGACGAGCCTGTTGCCAACACTGCTCCCACGGATCAGGATGGTGCTGCCGATGACAAGGCGCACCTGACCGAGGAGGAGACGCAGGAAGCGCAGAAGGAAGGCCTTAAGCAGGCTGTGGTGGACAAGACCAAGATCGCCAACGCCATGTTTGATGATCTGCCTGGCGCGCCTCCTGCGGTGCAGTATCACGGTTCCGAGGAAATCCAGCAGTGGGCTTATCTTCTGGATCTGGGCGTGGATGCGTTCGAAAAGCGCGTTTCGGTGGATGCCGGCACTGACGGTTCGATCCCTGACGAGAAGGTCTATGGCCTGCTTGCTCTGGAGCGCAATGGCCAGAACCGCACGCCGTACGTCAAGGCGATGATGAAGCGCCTTGGGCTCAAGTCGAATGAGCTTCCGGGCGGTGGCCCTGGCTATACGAACGACCTGACCTCGATTTCCGACCTCTGACGAACGCCGGCTTGTAGCAAGGACCGATAATGGCACTCATGTATCTTCCCGGTCTAATGCCGCAAGCCGGTTCGCCGGTTTCGGTTCCCGATCCTAGCGATGGAGTAACCCCCAACAAGCTGGCGGCAATCCCCGCTATCCAGCTTGTTGATGGCTCTACGGGCGCTGCGTCTCCTACGGGCTCATCCACCAGCCCAACCTATACCCAGAGTGCCGCTCTTCCTGCCGGTACGGATCGCTCTGGCACGACCAGCGCCACCACGGGCACGGCTACGCAGCTTGCAGCAGCCAATACGGCTCGGCGCGGGCTCAACATTCAGAATATCAGCACGGGCAACATCGGCATCAATGAGATTGGCGGGACTGCTGCCATTGGAACAGCGGGGACGTACACGATTGCGGCTGGTGCATCGTTCAACGTTCGGACTAACCGCGCTATCAGCGTAGTGGGTGCTGCGGCGTCGCTTCCTTATACCGCGACCGAGTTCTAACAGTGGGCGAAGTCACCAACGGCTGCACACTAGATCAGGTATTGCAGATGATCGCGCAAAACGCTGCGCTTTCGTTTGTTAATTCCGGCCAGCCCGTCACGCTTGCACAGTTGATGGGCAGTTACCCGGCTGGGGCTGCTTACAACGGCCTGTATGCGAATGTGTCCGACCTCTTCCATAACGGATCGCCGGGAGTTGGTGGCGTTCGGGAAGTGGTGCGCTGCCGTCAAGACGTGACAAATGGTAGTTATGCTTGGACGCTCCAGCGCGACGCGTACAACACTACGTCCGCACAGACATCCGGTACCCTTTCACTAACTCCTCTGATAACTCCGCCCACGGTGCGTCTTACGGGCACGCTGTTAGGCAATCTATCTGTTACGCCGCTGGCCACTAACGCATATGTCGGGTTGCGCCAGCGCGTCATTCAAAACAGCACGCTTGGGCTGTTCACCACCACCATTACAGGGCTTTTAGGCTCCAACATCGCACTTGCAGGCAATGCGGTGCAGGACTTGGAATTTACGACTGCTGGATGGGCAAAGGCCTCGTAAGGAGATTGATATGGACTGGAATCCCGCCGATGTGGTCAGCGTTTCATGCGTGACCACGACTGATCCGAAGTATGTCCTTATCGTGCTCGCTAATGAGCAGTCGTACGAGATTCCTTACACCTTTTATCAGATCGTTCAGCAGCCGCTGGGCCTTCCCGACATTGTTTGCTGAGGAATTAACCCATGCCCGTCCGCCTGCTTCGCCCATATAACGGTCAAAACGTTGGCACGATCTATTCTGGCCCGGATGAAAGCATCCTGCGTGCGACGGGCACGGCTGACGATTACGTCGAGCTAGCGACGAACTACGTCCCCACAGGATCTAGTTCGTTCCGGGCCTATGCGACCTCATTTTCGCTGTCCTCGCCGGCTGGTGCGATCGTTGCGGCGCTGACTGATCCGTTCCGAGGGCAGGGCAGGGGCGTTACCACCTATGCAACAACTGGCACGGTTCCGGGCCAGCTTGCGTTGAACAATAACACTGTGACGGTTGGCGGAACGGCGGGCGTTGCGGGTACTGTCTACACCCTGTCAGTGATTGCTACGTCTGGTGATGGTTCGCAGTCTGTTACGGGCACCTTCAATTTCAAGGCGGTGTCGTTTTCCTACAACGCTGGTACACCTGGCTATAGTGGGGGAAGCAGCGGGCCGGTAACGCCAGTTATTCCGCCTATCGTCTTGCCGACAGCTTCTCTCCGAGCCGCCATGACGGACCTAACAAATGCTGTGTCGGTCTATGCACAGAACGCTTCTATTGCGATTGATACCACTGTACCCGGCCCTCTTGGCTCGTCAACGATTGGCTATACCGGCAAGGGCACGGGCGACTTCGGCTCATTCCAACGGAATAACCTCATCCCGGCCAGTGACACGTCTGATCCCGGCGTCATTTCTTGGTGGAAGTACAACGATCCGCTGGACCCATTCCTCTATAGCACGGAGACCGCATACCTTCGGCAAGGCACAACGAGTTTCACCGGCCCCACACAGAATGTTAATCCCATTCCTGGCGGTGCTTGGTTCAATGCGCACGTCAGTGAGTTCACAAATGCAGGCGCAACCATCACCCCGGGTATTCAGACCGATCTTCGACTGACCGAAGGTGCGGGTGGAAATATGCCCGTTGCACATAAGATCAACATTGGGCCCATCCTGACGCAGGCGGCCGGCATCCCAATCATCATGCCTGAAGGCGACGATGGCTATTATAGCCAGTTCCTCTACTTCCTTCAGGACATGAAGGCGGCCGGTCTCGTCGGGTCGCTCAATGTCACCCCGAACAACTACCTGCGCGGCAATAATGCCGGCTTCATGACGCTCGCGCAGGTTCAGCAATTCCGGGCAGCAGGCTGGGGCATGGTATGTGACAGCTCGATGGACGACAGCCAGTTCACCTCGGCGGCAGACATCGAGACCGCGATGAATGGTCCCGCCGGCAATAAGTTTGACCCCACAAAGCCGGGCTCTGGCGGCATCGGGCTTAACGCAGTCCGGCAGTACATCAAGGATAACGGGCTCCAGGATGGCTTCGGCGGTGAGAACCATATCGGCGTGGCACAGGGTGCGATGTATGATTTGGGCACCGCGTCGACCAGCAACACGGTCACTTTCTCAACGGACGGCGGGGCCAACGTCACGCTGTCAGCCGCATTCACCCGCACACCTGTCGTCGGTGATCTCGCTTTTGGTCCCGGCATCGCACGGGGCGTCAACGTCAAAACGGTGACAGATACGACACACGTCGTCCTCCAGAATGCAGACGGCTCGGCCGCCGTGGTTCCCAATCCGGGCACCACGAACCGCATCATGTTCCGGCAGGCTCCGGGCGCGTTCCCATGGGATGCGATGGCGCAGCGGCTCAAGACAGAAGGCTTCCTCACGGCTCGCATCTCGGCTGATCCAGGGCGCGGTTGGCCGACCCGATACGGGCTGGGCGGCCGGCAATACTACCTGCCCTGGTACAGCATGGCCGGCAACACCAACACATTTGCCGGCACGTATAAGCCCGTGATCGATAAGGCTATCCAGCTAGGAAACTCGATTATCCTGGGTGTTCACGGCAATGCGCCCAAGGCGAATCCAGACACGCTCAACTCACCTCAGGAGGAAACCGTCCAAACTTGGATGTATCTTGCGCAGCTTCAGGCGCAGGGAAAGTGTCTAATCATGCCGCGTCCTCTGGCATATTCAAAGTATTGGACCAAGCCCGACACCGTTCCGGCTTCGTAAGGGGTTTTGATCATGACAATACCAGCCGCACAATCCGCACTGATCAACTCACGAACCATCGTCACGCCTGACAAGTGGACGCCCGCGCTTGGCAAGCAGACCAAAGACACGGACATTCCCGCGTTCTACACCATCAACGAAGCCCCCTTCATGATGGCGTCGGCATTCGCGCCTCGGCCTTATGCGCTTGGTGCAGTCGGCGTTGCTACCCGGTTTGAGGTGCATCAGGGAGACCGCAACTTCGCTGACGAGGCGGGACATAAGGATTGCGACCGCTGCTCGCTCATGACGCGAGATGATACCTTGGTGGCTCCGGGCCAAGCGTTCCAAATCTCGCTCGACATCACGGTAGAGGATGGCAAGCCGAACACTGCAAGCTGGTTCCTGCTGGCGCAGTTCCATCAGGACATCAACACATCCAAGCTGCCAGGTTCGCCTCCGATCGCTTTGGAGATGGTGAAAGAGCGGTTGCAGCTTCGCGCGCGTTGGGGCGTAAACGGTAACGATGGTCAGGCCGGCAACTTCACAAAGGTCATATGGACCGACACGGCCGATATCGTTCGTGGCACTCGCTTCCGCATTACTATTTCGGGTATCTTCGATCCTGTCTCTGGCATGTTGAACGTCTCAAAGGATGGTGGCACGCCTACCAAGTATCGCGGGCCGCTTGGATATACGAAGATGGCAGGTGCCTATTTTGACCACGGCATCTATCGTGCTACTGTGCCCGAAGTGATGGCCGTCCAGCAGCATATCGCGTACTGGTGGCTGTCCCCTATGGTGCTCTGATATGACCGTTATCTCGATTTTCGGCGGATTACTCAAGCGCGAGATCATCAAACGCGCCTACGGGATCTGTGGGCAATCGACGGCTGAGTTTGAGCTTGAGCCCGAAGAATATGTGAAAGGGCTCCAAGCGCTCAACGATCAGATGGCGATCATTGGCGCCACGAATTACAACTTCCCCCAGAGTGGCGACGGCAACCCCGAGGACGAAAGCGGGCTAGATAACGAGGACATCCTTGGCGCTGCCGCTTACGTCGCGGAATTGATCGGCCCCCAGATTGGCAAGGCCGCTGCCCTGTCGCGTACCTATCAGCGAGCCATGTCTATCCTGCTGACCAAATACCAGACCATTCCAACGATGAGCCTGCGCCGCACGACTCCCAGAGGTTCGGGTAACAAATATTGGTCTGGCCCATATCCGTACTATGGTAACGACGTGACGCCTGACTGATGCAGATTCCGCTAATCTCCGGTATTGGCACGACTGAGACTGCCGAGTTTGAGGAGGTATACCCCACCTCGCTTGAGCAGATCGGCGGGCAGAACGGCATAGCCAAGGGGCAGGTTCGCCTAGCTCCTGGTTCCGTTACCGTGTCAACCGGGCCGGGTGTATGCCGTGGTGCAATCCTATGGAGCGCGACGCATCTCCGGGTCATGGGTACTAAGCTCGTTTCCGTGGACAAGAACGGGATCACCACGACGCTCGGGGACGTTGGCGGCACTGGTCCGGTTAGTTGGGCACGCGGGTTCGATCGCATCGGCATCCGCTCCGGGACATCGCTGTATTACTGGAACGGCACAACCCTTACCGAGGTGACTGACACAGACCTTGGAAAATGCCTTGATGTTGCATGGCTTAATGGTCAGTTCTTCTCAACTGATGGCACATATATCCTGGCTGCTGATATCGATGATCCGACCAGCTGGACGGCTACTCGCTATGGGTCTGCCGAATCCAGCCCTGACGCAGTTACCGGCCTAATCGTATCCCGAAACGAAATGTTCGTGCTGGGCGATAACACCATTGAGGTCGACTCCTACACTGGCGGATCTAATTTCCCGCTCACCGTCAACACGGGCGCGACGATTCCCAAGGGTTGTGTCGGGCCTATGGCGAAATGCCTATACTCTCAGTCTTTCGCATTCGTCGGTGGCGGCTTTAACGAGCAGCCTGGCGTGTTCCTGCAGGACGGCGCATCCGCTCAGAAGATTTCGACCCGTGCCATCGATAAGATGCTGGCAAGTGTGGCTGATCCGTCGCTGATCGAGATGGAATCGCGGGTTTCAGACGACGAAGAACGGCTTTTTATCCACCTCCCTGACAAGACGCTTGTTTTCCTGATGAACGCCTCCACGGCGGCTCAGGACAAGGTGTGGTACATCGCCAAGTCTGGCCGTGGTATGGAGAATGCTTACCGTTTGCGCCATCCGGTGCTGGCTTATGGCAAATGGTGGGTAGGCGATACGGAAACGGCTTCGCTCGGTACTCTTTCGGATCAGACAGGTGACCATTTCGGCGATAGCACAGGCTGGCAATTCCAAACGACGCTGACATGGAACAAGGCCAAGGGCTTTATCGTCCATGATTTCGAGCTTGTCGGGCTCTATGGACGGGGTGTGGCTTCTCCTGCCGTAGTCTATTGGTCCAGCTCGAAAGATGGGCAAACATGGTCGATGGAGCGGGCGAATCGGATGCCTGTATCTGGTGACCGCAAGGGCCGGCTGACATGGAACCCACACGCGCGATATCGCAATTACGCCACATGGCGCTTTAGAGGCGACAGCAATTCACTTATCGGGATTGCTGCGCTCAACGTGCCAGATGACAGCATCGAATCGCTTAACGCATGAGCACGACCCTCACTCGGGCAGATATCCAGAAGATTTCCAACGATCCGAAGACCATTCGAGCGCTGGAAACGATACAGGATCAGTCTGGCTTGGCTCAGCAGGCGGTTGATTCCGCTACGGCTGCACAGGCCTCTGCTGCCAAAGCAGTCGTAACCGCTAATTCGGTTCAAGGTATCGCGCTACAGGCCGAAACCGACGCGCAGAACGCATTGAACACAGCGAATGCCGCTCAGTCCACGGCCAACGCTGCCGCACCAGCAAGCAACCCGACATTTACGGGCACGGTAACAATCCCCACGCCTACCGCTGGGGACAACTCCACCAAGGCCGCTAGTACTGCATATGTAATTTCTGCGCTAGGCACCTATGCCCCATTGGCGTCTCCAACCTTCACAGGCGATCCGAAGGCCCCCACGCCAGCCACTGCGGACAATGACACGTCAATCGCTACGACAGCTTATGTAAAAGCCAATCTCACCAGCTATGCACCGATAGCGTCTCCCGGCTTCACAGGTACGCCTACAGCCCCAACAGCGACTGCCGGCACCTCCACAACCCAATTAGCCACTACCGCGTTCGTAGGGGCTGCTGTGGCGCCTTATTCTTCCCTTGCGGCTGCTTGGACGGCATTCACCCCTACGATCGGAGCCACTAGCGGCACATTGACGACAGCAACAGCTACCGGGCGGTATCTTCAGGTCGGCAAAACGGTGTTCGTGTCGATCTCGATCAGCATACCGACAAATGGCACTGGCGCAGGGTCGATCACGTTCACAATTCCTGTCGCGGCAAAGTCGTCGTCCGTGCTAGTGGGCAGGGACTCGTCCCTCACAGGCAAGATGCTATCGGGGCAACTTAGCGCGGCTGGAACGGTTGGCGGCTTGCAGTTCTACGACAACAGCTATCCTGGCGCTAACGGAGCAACACTGGTTATTTCCGGCAGCTACGAAGCGAATTAATCGCACGCAAAGCCGTGAGCGGCAGCATACCGGCAATTATCGATCTGCTGCTGTTGAAGTTCTAGCTGCTGCTGGATGCGACGTTCGCGGGCCTGCTCCAACCCGATAGCAAATCCATTCACCGCTCCGGGCGAAAGCATCTGATTGATGATCGGGTTCTGCTGATAAACAGGCTGCTGTGTCATCTGCTGCGGAGCGTTGCCGTAAGTCTGGCATTGCACGGTATTCCAGACGCGCTGGCATGTGGTCTGAATCTGAGCGGTTGCCAGCGTGGGCATCGCGACAAGGGCTGCGAAAGCAAAAAATCGGCTCATGATTGCACCTCCAAATGAGAACCCCTGTATGCTTGACTTGGGGTTACCAAACAACTAAAAAAATTGGGCGGTCAGAGATGAGCCCTCCAACCGCCCGTTTGGGTGTGCAGCCACCATATGCAACATTCCCACGGAAACTGCAAGTCCGGTTTTTTGATCCCATCTGACCGGGGGCCATCCGAAAGAACGGACAGGCCAAGAGGTGGAACCGAGTTCAGTCCGGTTAAGCCCTAGTAGCCACAACGGGCTGAGCAATCCTGAATGAGGCTCGATGTTCCTGGGTGTCTTTGCCGGCTTACCGGATTTCCGCACCCCCATAGCCCGACGCGGGCGAGGGATATCCGCGACACGAATTGGTGGTGACTATCTAGCTGGCATCTCACTGCTCCATCCGGGTCTGGCCCACCTTGCTTAGGCAGACGGGCATCGCGGGTAAACAGGAAGGCAGAAGCGATCCGGGTAAGCCGTGAGGTACTGAGGTTGTCTGTTACCACCCGTAAGCGGAAAGCGGACTATTGCCTAAATTGCATCGGTGCTTTAGTGTGGCAGTACGGCAGCCCCAACATGCTCTGCGCCGGGAGCATCGATCATATGGCGGCGCATGGTTTCGGTGCATCATACCCACGACGCGGAATTAGCTAACCGGATAGCCAATCAGGACGGCGTTCGGGAGTTTTTCCACACGCAGGGTTTGCCGGTTGACCTGACGCCGGCAGTTGCCCCTCCGTCCACACAGACGGGGATTGTGGCATTGACTGATGGTGACGATGCTCTTGCGCTGTTTGAGATGAATCTGCCGGGGATCTATCAGTCTCACACGCTGTTCGGCCCCCGCTGCCGTGGTCGCAAGGCCATCGAGACGGGGCGGGCGATGGTGCAATTCATGTTCGATCATGGGGCTAGGACAGTATGGGGCTCGACTCCGCGCTCTAACCTCAAGGCGATCATTTTCAACAGCGCGATCGGGGCGAAGCGTTGCGAGACGACGGACGAAACCGATGTGATCTATGAGATTCGCAAAGAGGACTATAACTGATGGCGTCGGCACTCATCTCTGCGGGCGGGTCTCTGCTCGGTGGTATCGCTGGCGGCAAGGGTACTTCGTCAGCTGCTAGCGCGGAGGCTAAGGCTCAACAGCAACAGCTTGCGCTAGAGCAGCAGCAGTTCAACACGCTGTCGAGCGACGCAACCCCGAACATCAACGCAGGCAACGCGGCAAACCAGCAGATTCTACGCATGCTCGGCTTGGGGGACAGTAACACCGGCACCTCGGCAAGCCCGTACACCGCTGAGCAACAGCAGCAGGGCGCTATCTCTCAGCTTCAGTCTAGTCCGCTTTACACTAGCGAGTATAATTCCGGTCTGGATGCGCTCAACCAGTCGCTTGCGGCTACGGGTGGCTTGCGCGGCGGCAATGGGGCGCTATCGGAAAGCAATTTTGGTTCGAACCTGCTCAATTCGCTTTATCAGCAGCAGTTAGGCAATCTTGGTTCCGTTGTGGGTACTGGTCAAAGCGCTCTTGGGGCTCTGAGTGGTGCTAGCGCAAATTATGTCAATTCGTCGGCAAACACGACATCGGCCCTGGGCAATGCTAATGCCACGGCTGCCGCTTCGCCTTATGCGGCATTCCAAAATATCCTTAGTGGGATAGGGTCATCGGGAGTGCTTAATGGCGGCACGACGGCATGGAACGGTTCTGGTGCATTTCCCTCTGCGGCGTATGGGTGGTAATTCGTGGCGACTGATCCCGCAGGCCTGATTTCGCAGCTACTGTCCCCGCAGGCCAGCAACGGCTTGCAGGCAGGAATGCAGCAATATCAGGACCGCCAGACCCAGGATGCCGCCAACCAGCAGCAGCTACAGTTTGGCGCCGCCAAATTGCAGCAGGCTCAGGCTCAACAGGCTCAGGCGCAGGCGTATCAAAGCGACGTTAACGCCTATTTCAAAGACCCGAAGCCGGAAAATCTTGCCTCGCTGGTGGCGAAATATCCTGAGCAGGCGAATGCGTTGAAATCGTCCTATGACATCATGGATGCGCCGGCCAAGGAATCGCGTCTGACGCAGTATGGTCAGCTTTACACGGCTGCGAAGAACGGGCGTGCGGATCTGGCTGGGCAACAGCTTGACAATATCATTTCCGCAGAGCAGTCTAAGGGTATCACGGACACCGACGCCACGGACCTTCGTGACGCGGTAAAGAGGGGAGATCCAGATGCTCTTACCCGCCTCCAAGGTTTCACACAGGTCCACCTAGCAGCGGCTTCTCCCGAGTTTGCAAAGGTTCTCGGGATTGGCACGAAGGCTGACGCAGACGAGTTCACCAATACTCCGCAGGGCGTGATCTATAACAAGCGCACTGGCGAATCGAAGGGAGGTGGTCCAGCATCTAGCGGCGTCCCGGCAACCATTGGCGATGTCGGGACGGTGTGGAGTAGGATGGTCGCCAAAGAAGGCGGCACTAACCCTGACGGCACGTTCCGCACTTCCCCCAAAGGCGCATTCGGTCCTGCTCAGCTCATGCCTGGCACTCTCCCGGAAGCGGCTCAGCTTGCCGGCCTAGATCCCAAGACGGTAGCGACTGACCCGAACGCCAACCTTGCGGCGGGCCATGCTTATTTTCAAAAGCAGCTGTCCGACTTCAACAATGACCCGGCTCTAGCGGCTGCTGCGTACAACGCCGGCCCTGCTCGGGTTAAGGCCGCACAGGCCAAGTTCGGTTCGGATTGGCTCGCTCATCTCCCGGCTGAAACGCAAGGCTATGTGGCTAGTGCTACGGGGGCACAGGCTGGCCCTACTGCTGACAATGGCTTGCTGACCAAGCCGACCTTGCAGCTGATGGCTCAGCAGTATCTTGCCGGCGACAAGACGGTTTTCCAGAACCTTGGGCGAGGTAAGCAGGGTTCGGCAAACATCATCGCCCTGCGTGAGGAAGTGGCTAATCAGGCGAAGTCTCAAGGCCTCAAGGGTGGCGACCTCGCTGCAACGATGGCGGAATACCAAGGCAACGTCGCAGCTGAACGCACGGCCGGCAACCGCATGGCTCAGGTCGATTTGTCGGCTAACGAGTTCAAGCGCCTTGCTCCGATCGCGCTAAAGACATCCAACATCCTAGACCGTGCCGGGTGGCTTCCGCTTGCCAAGGTGCAGCAGGCTATCCGCAACGGCACGAATGACCCTAAATACCGGGCTTTCAACGCAGCCAACAATGCGCTGGTGAACACCTACGCCCGTGCTATCAGCCCTAGCGGCCAGCCCACGGTTGCCGATAAGCAGCATGGCTTTGATCTGCTCAATACGGCGTTCGACAAGCCCTCATACGAGGCAGTCGTAAACCAGATGCAGAACGAGGTTGATGCGGCACTGAAGGCGCCTCACGATGTCAGGGCCTCGCTTCGTCAAGCTGTTGCTGGTAGTGGTGGCGCAGCCCCCGCCGTCCCTTCTGATATTGCAGCGATCTTGAAAAAATATGGCCACTGATCCCAACGCTGCGATTTACGATGCCATCCGCCAAGCCGATGCGGCAGGGGATAGTGCGTCCGTTGCTCGGCTGGCGGGCTATCTGAAACAGTCTCAAGCTTCTCCGGTTGATGATACGGCTGCTCCTGTAGATGCGGCACCAACACCCCCGGCCGCGCCCGACTACCTCCCCAAGCTGCAAAGCCTGATCCAGAGTGGCGCAACCCGCCCTCAGATCGAGGAGTTTGCCCGATCGAATGGCGTAGATCCGTCCAAGCTCACCGGGCTTGATGAGGCGATTACCTACGCCGCGCAGAATCCGGGGAAGCAGATCAGCGTTGCTTTCCAGGGTACTCCCACGCAGCCCCAAACTGATCCCGCCGCTCCCGCTGTAGATGCGCCTGCCCCTCGGGACGTAGATGATGACGCGCTGCACGCTGCCGCTCGCGGCGCTGCCGATAGCCTTACGCTAGGCCTTGCTCCCCGTATTGCTGCGGGTTGGGCTGCGTTGAATCATGCAACGGGCGGATTGACGGGCACAGATAGCGGGCTGTCTGGCTACGACGATAACCTTGAGTTGCAGCGGGAGCGCGTGGCCTCGGATGAGGAGCACCATCATGCGGCTCGGCTCACTGGACAACTGCTAGGCGGCATCGCTCTCCCGGCTGGCATGGAGGGTGTCGCTTTCAAAGCTGGCAAGGCTGCGTTGGTTGAAGGCGCCACGATGGCTGAGGCTAGGGCTATCGCAGCCCAGGCGGCAACCAAGCGCGCGGCAGCGGTAGGGGCAGGATATGGTGGGGCGTATGGCTTCAACAGTAATTATGGGACTGCCGGCGAACGACTCGCTGGCGCGGGAATTGGCGCTGCGGAAGGTGCGCTTGGCGGCGTGGCATTCGGAAAGGCCGGGGAATATCTCGCGCCGAAGCTGGACGCCTCTAGGGTTGCTGCTCGCGCGCTTCCTCTATCGGATGGTCAAGCGGTTGCGGCGGCAGCGGGGCGTCAGGGTATAGACCTTTTGCCGGCTGATGTCGGCGGACCTACGACACGACGACTAACCAGCGCAGCGGCACAGGCCCCCTTGTCGGCTGCTCCTGTCATCAATGCGGCTGGTAAAACTGTAGAGCAGGCACAGGGTGTCCGTGATCGTGTGGCTTCGTCGGTCGGAAATGCCCTGAACCCGGAGGCGGCTGGCGGGCAGGCTATTAGCGGTGCGCGGTCCTTCATCGCTCGCACGTCGGCTAGGGGGAATGACCTCTATCGGCAGGCAGAAGCGGCATCCAACGGTGTCAGGATCACGCCTACCAATGCACTGGCTAATCTGGACGGCCATATTCAGAACCTCTCGGAAACCCCTGGCGGCTCCGTTGCGCTGAATACGCTGCAAGGCTTGCGGGATAGCTTGTCTAAGGGTGATTTTACCGTTCAAGGCATCCGCAACCTTCGTACCTCGCTCCGTGACGAGTTCACCAGCAACGGCTTGCGTGGGTCTGATGTAGAACGCCGGGTCAATCAGGTAGTGGATGCTGCCAACGATGACGTGGTGTCTGGACTAAAAGATGCGGGCCGGCCGGAAGCTGCTAGGGCATATGCGACGGCTGATCGGTACTGGCGCAGCCGTCTGGACACGATCGACAACACCATTGCCCCCATCATCGGCAAGAACGCGGACGCTAGCGGCGAACAGGTAGTGCAGCGTTTGCAATCTGCGATGCGCGGGAATAACGCTCGCTTCGTTGGTTTCGTGAAGTCGCTTCCTCCGCAAGAGGCTGGGGACGTTCGTGCTTCGCTGATTAGCCGTTTGGGTAATGCTACCAAGGGCGCTCAGAACGACACCGGAAATGCATTCTCTCTGCAGACATTCCTAAGCAACTGGAATGATATCGGAGAGACGGCAAAGACGCATTTGTTCGGCCCTGAGGGCAGGGCAGCGCTAAACGATCTGGCAAAGGTGGCTAATGGCACACGGCAGGCACAGGGTTATGCGAACCGTTCTAACACGGCTGGCGGCATCCTTGGTAACGTCGGCGCTATTCTCGGGCTCGGCTCGGTCGCGCCTCATGCGGCGATCGGTAGCGCGGCTGCTCAGCTTATTGGCGGTAGGCTTCTGGCGTCTCCACGGTTCGCCCGCTGGCTTGCGCGTTCTAACCAAACCTCGCTTAGCCCTGCATCCTATGTTGACCGCCTAGGACGCATCGCCCGCGCTGAGCCAGCTATTGCAAACGACGTGCTGAACCTACAGCAGCGTCTTACTGACGCCCTATCGCAGTCACCCGCAAGAGCGGCAGCGAATGAAGGCGACAGCAAAGGCAACGGGGTCCAGCGGAATAATTTGGAGCGTTAGGAAGATGGATAACCGGAACAGCATGGGGGCAATGTAATGCAAAAGGTAACCAACCCCATCCCGATTTTTATTGATGCTCGCGGTGCGCTGCTCGATGGCGGACAGATCTTTATCGGTGTCGCAAACGGTGATCCCGAGGTTAACCCGATTACGGTGTATTGGGATTCCGCGCTGACGATCGTTGCGGCTCAGCCTATCCGGACTGTCGGCGGCAGAATTGTTAACGGTGCTTCCCCCGCTGCGATCTTTATCGCCGAAGATGATTATTCCATGCGCATCCGTGATAACGACGGGTCGCTGGTGGATTACGCGCCACGGTATTTTTACGATGGCATCGCCTACCAGCCATTGGACGACGATCTCACCGCTATTGCTGCGGGAGACCCCACAACCCCGTTTGGCCGGGATCTTTTGACCCTATCTGACCAAACCGGGCTTGTTAGTGCGGTTGGGCCTCTGCCCTATCTTCCATCTTCCGGTGGGACATTGGGCGGCGCGCTCAATATCACGACGGGAGGGATTGGGATATCGAGTGGGTCGGTAGCCATCGCAAATGGTGCCCTAAATCTTGGGACGGCCGGCTCCGCATATCTGACGTTGGATACCAACGGAAACATGCTGCTGAACGCCTCGGATCAGTTCTATATCCGGCTTAATTCAGTTACACAGACGATAGAGTTTGTCGTGGGCGGCGTGCTTCGTTTCCACATCGACGCCACAGGCTCCCATACCCCCTGATGGGCTTGCCCCTTATGGTGTAGCCTGATATAGATTGGTCTCGGCCGCTAACGCCTCCGCGCCGGGGGGCATTGATTTGTTAGGCGGTTATGGCGCGCTATTCCGATACATTGCTTGACCAGTTTAATGCGGCGATCGGAGGCGCTTGGGTTTCGGTAGTAGCGTCTGGCACAGGGACTCTAGCAGTCCTTACGGCTGATGACACGTCTACCCTGAGCAACCCGTTTCTGACCAACTCAGACGGGACATATTATTTCAACACCGATAGCGGCTCATACGACATAACCTATCGCTATGGTGGGCGGGTTATCGGTGAAAAGCTGAATGTGTTTGTTGGGTCGGTGGCGCAGCTTCCGGCCGGGACGGTTGCCGATGCGCTAGGCAGTTCAACCACTGTCGCACCGTCGCAAAGGTCGGTTACCTCTGCGTTGGCGCTTAAGGCTGATGCGTCTGTTGTAACGCCTCTTATGTCTCTGTCGCCAACAGCCTCGGTAACGCTTGCGGCCCCCCGCACCGGGGTAACAGATGCCAAGGCCGCTATTGTATCCGCCGATAGCGTGCCATTTATTGTGCCCCCTGGCTTGTACCTGATAGCGTCAAACCTGACGATTGCGCATAAGGTGTTTTTTCAACCCGGCGCACGGTTCGTAATCCCAACCGGCGTAACCGTGACATTCAGCGGCGGCATCGATGCGCCTGAAATGCAGATTTTCAACATTACGGGGACTGGCGCGGTTGCCGGGCTGATTGATGTCAGCGTTCTTTGGTTCAACGGAGACGCTTGGAATAACTCAGCTCGCACGGATGGTCGTGCGCTGGCTCAGAAAGCCTATGATGCTTGCGTCCTTCTGGCTGGTGGCGGCTCTACCGTCCGCTGGCCCGGTGGTTTCATGTTCCATGATGGGCAGTTCATCACCGTTACCAAGGGGCAAAGGACGATTGGCGCAGGTCTGGCTAAGACCATGATGCTGTGGTCCACAACCTCTACCAACGGTTTTCAGATCAGCACTGTCAAGAATGCCACCATTGAAGGCATAGGCTGCGGGTATAGCAGCGCAACGATTCTCCCGACCACGGGGACATTCATCGATGTCAGCGGTGGGTTCCTATGCGCCATCCGTGACATATTCTGTGGAATCGCATGGAATGGGATCGTTTTCCGCAACGGATCAGCATCGTGCAACGTGTCCAACGTGTTCCTGTATGAGTGTTTTGCCTCTGGTCTCATGGGCACCGGCTCGGGTGACGTTTACGTAAATCAGTTTCTTATCACCACTGGTTACACGTATCTGACGTTAACCCCCATATCCGGGACATTCGTTGTAGGCGAGCATTTCACGACTGGCCCCGCTCCTGCAACTATCGCGCAGATCAATGGCAGCATCTATCGTGTCAACGGGTCAACGGCCTTCACGGTTGGCGCTACTCTGACTGGCTCTACCAGCGGGGCGACAGCGACAGTCGCAGCCGCTTTCGTACCCAACTCTCTCGGTGGCATCCGTCTCACGGAACACACAGAGGCTTTCATCTTCACAGATGGGGACGTGATCGGCGGCCAGTTTTCCATGATTACGACCGCAACAAGCAACGTGAATGGATCGCGGCCGGAATATAACAAATTTTCGTCGGTCTATTTTGATAGCTCCATCGGTGGGATCGATTGCCAGAACTCAGTTGAATTTGATTTCAACAATTGCTGGTTTTCCGGTCCTGGTGGCATGGCTGGATATTTCCATGCCGTGGACGGATTCAAGTTCTCTGGCGGGCAGGCATATGATGCTGGCGGGCATGGCCTGGTGTTTGAAAACACCGCTACAAACATTGCTGTTACCGGTATGTCGATCCGTGGCAATGGAACGGCCTCTGCCGGAACCTACAGCGGCCTGCTGTTTAAGGCCGGATGCTCAAAGTTCACGGTGTCGCACTGCATCGGTGATGATTCCAATGTTGGGGCGGGCACGCAGAAGTTTGCGGTTGAGATCCAAGCCGGAGCGTCGGATAGGTACTCCGTTTCCTACAATCGGTTTACCTCTGCTCAGGTCTCTGATGGCGGCACAGGCACGAACAAGGCTGTGGGGAACAACTTCTGATGATCCATAAGAAAGGACACCATATGACCGCACAGGAAATCTACGACAGCCTCACCGATGAGCAGAAGGCAGAGCTTCTTGCGCTGCTTCTCGCGAACGGTGGCGCCCATACCAATGACGTAGGGTCTACCGGCCCAGGACCGAAGCCCAAGCCGTAATGGATATCATCGCCTATCTCCTCATGCTACTGTGGGCCACCCCACAGGAACCTACGTCCGTGCCAGCATCTGTCGGAAGCGATGGACCTGGGCCAGCAGCGAGGTAGATAGGCGATGTATGAATATCTCAGGCTGTATGCGTGGATGGTCCTTCCGGTCTATCTGGCATGGGCCTTCATCAAATCTTACCGTAAACCTGAAATTGTTTTTGTAGCGCCGCTTATCCTCGTCTGGCTCGCTGGCAGAGCTTCCTTGGTTTTCATTGCATCGATTCCCGAATGGGACATGCCTCAATGGGTATCTGACGGCACGATAGATGCTCTATCAGCTTCCTTTTTCATCGCGCTTTCGCTGATTTGCCTGCCCCGCCGTCCGCATCTCTACATTGCGCTTTCATTCATTTTGGATGTGATAATTAACTGCGCCTACGGGTGGCGTGATATGCACTATGGCTATGATATCATGGCCCATCGTGCGTGCTATTGGACGTTGTTCGCTGTAGCATGGGGACAGGCTATCTACGCGACGAGACGGGGAGGTTGGTCGCGTGGAAAGCGTTGGAGATTGGGAAACCGTTCTTTACATTCTTTTGGTGGTAGCAATCGTTCTGTTTATCCACGTATGGCAGGCGCTGGGCTGTTCCGAGGAGCAGGAGAATGATCCGTAGTCAGATCAGCGCGCATGTCGCCAGTTTTAGCACGACCCTTTCACCCTACCCGGCGAGCTTTAATAATGATCCGTGGCGCTATGGCTTGGCTTTAGCGTCACTGCTCGCCATTTCGATGTTTGGTGCTAGCGTTGCCGGTTGGATGGCGCGTGACATTTGGCGCGATCGGTTTCGCGAGCATCCCACCTCGGCTGTATTTTTGTTTCGCCTGATGGTGATGACAGTTGGCTTTACCGCCCTTATTCGCTGCCTGCCTGAAGTGGTTTATATGACCCTCTACGGGGAGGTTACAGGCGACACGATGGCCTCTATCCTGACCGTGAAGCGGACCATGGATGTCATGGCGCTTCCGTCCGTGATTGGCTGGACCAGCTTGCTAGTTATCGTCTATCCGCATGTTGTTATCTCTTTGAAATCCAGTCGCATGATAGGGATTCTGCCTCTAGATCCGTTAAGTCAGTGGCATCGTTTTGTGCGTCCGTTTTTCATTCTAGTGTGTATCCTGTTTATCGCTTTCCTGATGAGCTACGCTAAGGGAGCGCTCGGCCATTCGGTGACGTGAACGTGTCACAGGGGCGCACTATTGGGGCATTGTGCGCCGGCTGCGTTAGCTTGGGAGGGCTGGGCTTCGAAGCAGCTCCTGTGATGATCGGCCTGTCTGCCGCGCTCTTGGTCCGTGTCCCGCTTATCAAGCCCCATAGCCGGGTGCTGTCCGAGATTTCGTTTACGATGCTCGGAATGCTTGGGTCATTCGTCACTATCGTAGATCAGCACTCAGGGCCGGGGCCAGCCTTCTGGTGGGGCATTGGCTATGGCGCCATAGCCTCCTCATTGGCAGAGATTGGCAAATCTGCTATGTGGTCAGGTGTGCAATCCCGCCTACAGGCTGCTGCCAAGGTATTTATGGACGCTGGGAATAGCAAGTGACGCCCTCTTTCGCCTGTCAGACGCTTGTGACCAGCTTTGAAGGCTGCGTGCTCAAGGCGTACCCTGACCCGGCGTCGGGCAGCGATCCTTGGACCGTGGGAATTGGCCACACCGGTCCCGACGTGCATCCTAGCACTGTATGGACCAAAGACCAGGCTGTTTCGGCTCTTGTGAAGGATCTTACCCGCACAGGCGTAGGCGTAACCTCCCTGATCGATGGCCATCCTACATCGCAGAGCCAGTTTGACGCGCTGGTATCGTTTGCCTTCAATCTTGGCCTAGGCGCACTCGGCCGGTCCACCCTGCTGAAGCTGCACAAGGCTGGTGATTATGCCGGGGCGCAAAAGCAATTTAGATATTGGAACAAGGCTGCTGGCAAGGTGATGACTGGCCTGACGCGGCGACGTGCTGCCGAAGCGGATTTGTATGGAGCTAGGCCATGACGGACAGGGACAAACTGTGGGCATTCCTAGCCCTGCTCGGAGGCATCCTCCTACTCGCGCTGGTGACAATCGGCATGAGCCATTTTGCCCCGCCGCTGCCTGACCCTGCATACAAGGTTTCTGATAGTGCAATGACGATCTTGGGTACGGCATTCGGTGCCGCCGCCCTTGCATTGTTCCGCACGTCGCAGGCTCAAAACGACATGGCTTCTGCGCTGAAGACCAATGCGGAGACGGCAGCAGCTTCTACCCCGCCAGCCATTCCCCCTGTCCAGCCCGTCGTCATCCAGCAACCCGCTGATAACCCGGTGCCCGTGGCACCAACACAGGAGAATATCTGATGTCGTTTCTAGGTCTCGGTCATTTCCGCCACTACTCGGACAGCGAATGGGCTGCTGTAAAGCCCGCCCTTGAGGCTGTCGGTATTTCCGGCGCTGAAGGTGCCATGTTCACGCAGACGCAGGCAGCAATCGCAACGCTGCTCAAGGATGATTCCTTGGTCGCGTTGGCTGAGAAGGCTATCGCTGACGCAACGGCGTCTGGCGTGCCGATCACTCAGCGCCTTGTGACTGCTGCTGCTGATGTCGGTACCGGCCTCGTCACCTGGTATGCTTCGGGCGGCGTCACGAAGGAGTTGGCAGACGTCACTTCGCTCGCCACCACATTTACCCAGGAGGTGTTCAACCTCAAGAACTCCACCTCAATCGCGACAGCGGTTGCCGATGTTGCTGCTGTAGCGAAGAAGCTGGGGATCTAATGCAGACAGCCCACGTCGTTTCAGCAGACGTTGTGCAGCATCCGAAATCCAACCATCGGAGGCTGTGCATCACTACTGACGCGCCGTGGGCATCTGCTGGTGTCACGTACCCCGGAACAGAGGTATGGGCCGAACCCGACGCGGTGAAGCCTGACAACGGCGAAACCATATCATGGGATCATAGCCACGTCTGGATTAGAGGCGTGCGCTATGACAAACCTGAGCTAGACAACAGTGCAGCTCCTACCCCGCTATGGGGATGACCAAGGACGCCTTCTGGCTGCTCCTATGCCTTATCGGTCCTATCTTGATAGTGGGGTTGGTCTGCTGGCTTAGGTGGTAGACGCGCTAAGCGTCATGGTCTTATAGCCCTCACCTTCTCGGCGAATTGAATGATGTTTTCGCCTAGCTGCGATTCTGCCTCTTGGCGCCGGCTGTCGGCTTTGCGGGCCTCATGCCGTCTACGCGCTTGCCGTACCTTGCTGCGCCAATAAGTGTTCAAATTTGCTTTGACGCTGTTTGGCAGCATTACATTACCGTCGTAATCCACGGTGACACCCGTCGAGTGCTTAAGCGGATAATCTTGCCAGCCAGGCTGGTCGAGAAGTTCAACCACCAGCTTTCCGATGGCTGCTGATTGCGATCTAATTTGAAACGGGGCGCAGACAAATGCGCGGGCTCTGCTGCTCGCATAGAAAGGTACAACGCAGCACCAAACCATACCGGGAGCCAAAGGAAGCCACCACGTACTCACTCCCCACCCCCTTCCGTCGCGAGGGCGGCGTCGATCATGGCTTGGTAGACTGGGCCAGCTTCATGCGGAGCCTCTGCATCGAGGTACGCCTCGAAGCCAGCATGTTCCATGGCCTCCGTAGGCTCGCGCATAGCCTCAATCGCCGCACGGGCCTTCGCGGCATAATTCTGCCAGCGAACCATGTAGCAGCGCGAAAACGAGACGCCGGCCGTGCTGATGCCACCTTCACCCATCACGCAATAATCGGGGTCGAGACCGTCAGCCTTGGCCATGGCCCGCGCGACCCGTTCGATCATGCTTTCAGCTTCGTGGGTCATTTCCCCCACCTCTTTTCTACGTAGAACATCCAGCCGCCCAGCGCGAAACCGCCAAGGATGATCGCCACTAAACAGATGTCGCTCATTCCTTGTCCTCCGCTAGCCCACTGACCATGACCAGGCTTAGAAGCGCCAGTAGACCGCACGCCGCAGACGTTTCATGCCAGCCCGTATCCGACAGGATGCCGGCGGAAAGCCCTAGTACGAATACCAGAACGATCAGGAACAGGGCTATGTAGCCTCTGGTCGCGCTACTACTACGCTCGCTCACGCCTTCACCTCCCCGTCCGAGAGGGCAGCGAGAGCCACCTTCCTGCACCATACAAAAGCAACGGCGTCATTCGGGATCGGCTCGGCTTCGGCGATGTCTTGAAGCGCCCGACGCAACTTCTGTATCTCATCACCGGGAGACGGGAGCGAGCGGAGGGCGGCCGGTAGCGTGGTTTGATCGGAGAGGCGGCAGGTGAAGGTGCCGCCCTTGAGCGAAATAAGATCGCCTTCGTCCCAACAGCCGGGCATGAAGCCAGACCAGCGGTAAAGGCCCGGCGTGAGGTCCGGCACGTCGCGGCTGAATACGTCTTCGAAATGCAACTCGCTTGCGTCCAGAAACTCGGACCATTCGGCTGAATAATCGACGATGACGGTTGCGCCCTTGGTCCGACAAATATCGATCCAGCCAAGCTCAAGCTCGCTCGCCCGCTGCGTCGCAGCCCCGTCCGGATCGGAAGGCGTGGTGGGGGTATTGGTCATGCGGAAAGCCCTCCGGATTCTCGGTCAGGAAAATTTAGAATAGCAAATTCACCATATTTGCTAACAGCTAAGCTGTCGTAATCATGCGCGGCCTCCTCAACTGTATTCCTCCATTTCCCCCTTGAGATGGTTCCGCATAACCGATCACCGCAGATTGCTTTGTATCTTCCCCGTGCCTTATCGGATGATATGCCACGATAGCCGTATTTGCCAAAGGCTCTGGGGGAGTTAGCCATATTCTGAGATTGTGTCGCTTTTCGTAAATTGCATCGTCTATTATCAAGACCGTTTCGGTTTTTGTGGTCAACCACAAACGGCTTCTCGATATCGTCGCAAATGAATCTATGTAGATAGATACTTCTATTGTTTGCTATTGCCGACGCGTAAAATGTATGCTTATGGCGGACAGCGTGCCACCTATGCTGAGAAACGCGCTCAAAATCAGCATCATCTACTAAGGCGAATAAGCCTTGGGTAAGTGGTATCTCATGCATCTTCCCCCTCCCCCTGTGGCGAGGAAGGCGTTGGCGTGACGGCGAGGGCGTTTAGGGCGTCGTTATGCCCGTCGCACCAATCGTCGTAAAAGATCGTACCTTCCTGTCGGTTATTTGCGGCCAGTGTTTTATTAGCCAGCGCGGCCTTATGCCCCGCCCTCCAAGCAAGATTTCGCCGATAGTCGCTCATTGTCCGTCCCCTTGTGGCGTGGCAGCGAGGGCGCGAATGGCTTGGGCGATTGCTTTGGCGGCTATCAGATAGCTGTTGTTCCGAAATACCCCGCCCCAGCCATACATGCTAGAATGCGCATCCGCCACCTTCGCAGCAGCCTCCACCCCCCTCGCAAAATCACCCGATGGCGCTTGTGGTGCTTCGGGGGCGGTGGGACGGATCTTGCCACTCAACCAACGCGCCACGTCTTCGTGGAAGCAGTGGTTAGGATCTTCTGATAGCAGACTGTGCAACCCGAGCACGATTTCCATCGCGTCGCCGCCGTCCTCGATTTCCAAGCCCTCGCCGGCAGCGGCATCCAGAAACTCAGCCGCCTTCTGGATCCACTCGCGAGCATTTTCATCGATCGGAAGTTCGATCACATCGGGCGTGTCTTCCCCCGCCCCCGTGGCCTGCGATGGCGCTTGGCGGGCGAGGATGTGGAGGGTGTCAGCCTCCGCGCGCAAAGCGTCAGCCAAGTCTATGAGCTTGTCCCGGTGCTTCGAAACGCCATCGTCCAGCATACCCGAGATATTGTTTGCCGCTTGGAGAAGCACGGACTCGGTTCGCGCCGCCCCCGTGACGACGGGCGTATCATTCTCACTCATCGGGGTCATTTGCGGTTCCTCTTCGCGGCCTTGCGCGCTGCCTTCACCTTGGCGCGCTTTTTGGTTGGAACGCCCTGCGCTTTTCTGACATCGGCTTTCCGGAAGTGGCGGGCGTAGGTTTCCGGCGGTGTGTAATCCCCGTGCATCCCAAGAAGGGCAGCAGCGGCAACACCTAAGCCAAGACCTGCAAACGGATTTCGCTCAGACATCGGACTGCTCCTTTAGGGTGGCGCGGGCGTTCCAAGAGCGGATGGCGTCAACGTAGCGCCCTTCGCCCGGCCCGAGCAGATCGCAGTTGAAGCATTCAACATGCTTCCAGCCGTATTCGTATTCAATTCTAGATGGGGCGCCGCCATCGATACACTTGGGGCACGGCTTGATTTTGGGATAAGTCATTTCTTCATATCCTTAGGGCGGCTTCTACTTGTTCAAGCAGACCGTTTGCATGATAAGTAAGCTCATCAACCGGGCTATGACCGTCACCGATCCCATGAGAATCAACAGGCGATCCGCAACAGCAAACGCCAGACTCAAGAGGCGCCGTGCGAAGAAAATTACGGCACGACGCCAAAGCCTCCCGCGCTTCGTCGCGCTCTTTCTGGAGGGCTTCGAGCTGTTCCCCTTGATCGGCGATCTGGTGGCGATGGTTCCAAAGCCACTCAATCAACAAGCCGTCATGCCGGTTCTGATACTCGCCGATTTCCTCATGCCGGCAGCGTGTCAGATCCGTGTACGTCTCGTCGAAATACCGGCCACCATCGGTCAAATCCTCGTCGGTAGCTTTCACCAGCAGATTTCTGAGGTCGGGGGATTGGGTCATGCTGCCATTCTCCATCCATGCGCGGACTCGGCCATGCCGATCAGCAAATCTCGAAAAGCCAGTGGTGTGTGAACCCGGGGGCTGCTGTCCGTTCCGCCACCCCGGGCGCCGACTTCGCCCAGCTTCTTCGCGCGCTGCAGCCCCATGCGCTCGACAACGGCGGGATCGAACTGCGCCTCGCTGTGCCCCCATTCGAGAGACGGGAGATCGCAGCCGTAGGCGAGCAACATGGTCGGCTTTCGGGCGTAATGCCCATACCGGCCCTGCTCGACGCAGCACGTCCATCCGCCCAAGAAATCGGCATTGACCCATCCGCCCGTGCGAGGCGGGATGTTCAAGCCAAAGAACGGCCACGCCTTGGACTCCCAAGGATGCTCGATCACGCCGCCATAGGTTCGAACCGTGTTGAGCGCGGCTTCGAAACAGCCGTCGTCATCACCCAGCTTCTTCCGCTGTCCGGTGCGCTTTACCCATAGCGGCTGGCCGAACCACATCTTCCCCCAGCGCGGGCACGGTGGATGCGCGACGACCGGATGCGGCCCGGGATACTTGCGGGCGTCCCGGGCTTCGTCCCACGGGTCGACATCGGGCAGACCGTAGTAAGCGCCATCGGTCTCGACATACAGAGCGGCTATCATCCTTCCGACCCACCCGAGACGGAGGCGGAACGAGCGCGGAGGGAAGCAGCGCAAAGGGCGAGTGCGGGGGTGGCTGCGGATTCGCCCTTTACGTGTTCCGGGTCGGTGCCAACCCAAGCCCACGGCGGCCCAAGCTGGTCACCAGATCCGACGAGGAACGAATACCCTTCCGGCACCAGCGATAAGGCGGCGTCGAGCGAGGCGGTGTAGGCTGGCGACTTGAACGCTTCAGACGTTCGACCATCCGGGTTGCCTTCCTCAGGAATGACAGCAACGTAAAAGCCATGGGCGGTTGGCCGGTAAGTGATGTCAGCGCCGTGCAGCCAGTGATCTACATTCCCGAGCGGCTTCCCGATGTAGCACGCGATCAAGGCATCCACCTCACGATCAGCCTCAGATAGCCCAGCTACCCGATCCGCGAGCGATAAGAGATCCGACATCAGATTATCCTCTCAAGGGCGCGGGCGAGGTCGGAACCCAGCCGCCAGCCGAAACCTCTAAGCACGGCGTTGATGATAGCTTTCATAGCCTATCTCTCCACACAGAAGATCCAATGAGAAACCCTCCGTATAGATCTGCTAAAGCATAAATAACGCCTACCCAATTCGGATGACTGATGATTGCTTGAGCAGCCATGTCTCCAGTCCAGAGAAGCACGATTATGATAGCAAGTGAGCCGCTAAAATTGTCGGTTCTTGTCATGGCCTGCACTCCACAAGCGCGTCAACCAGATCGTTGCGAATATCGATGGCTCGGAGGCCACGCCTACGCCACTCATCACCAGCGTAGTAATAACCCCTTGATACGTTGAACTTGCGCTCAACCTCGCACCAGTCAATCACGTCTGAAAGCAGCTTCTTTGCCTGCTCACCGTTATCACGCAGCTTCATCAGCTTTGCAATGGTGGAAACCTGGCGACCTTCGAGAAAGGCGATGCGGTTCTTGTCAGCGTTGTCGTATGGCCCTGATTTGCGATCAGGGATTGACGACAGCAGACGGGTCAGGAGATTGCTCATAGCGACACCATAGCAAAAGTAATGACAGCCAGCACAAGGCCCATTGCGAGCCAACCCAGCATCGACACACCCTCGCTTGCCAAGGGTAGCGGTTGAATGCTGTGAGCGTGTCCATAGTCGGCAGCAGTGCGCGAGCCGGCCTGGTTGGGATGTGTCCAATAGTCGCGATTGTGGATCACAGTGCGGCCTCCAGTTCGATCTTTTCCACGGGTTTGCCGCGCATGTCGTTCAGATGCACGATCGCGTCTCGGAGAACACCGCTCAGCGAATTATCCTGTGGCGACTGATCCGAAGCGCAGATCCGAGTGCCGTTGTGATTGGCCTGTGCGTATGCTCCGAAGAACACCTCGCCCAGATCGTTGCGGTAGGCGTTGAGCGAAAGCGAGGCGAGGTCGTGATCCGCGCACAACGCTGCGAGCTGATGTTCCAGTTTCACTTGTAGGACTCCCATGCGTGAGGCTGCGATGCGATTGCCCGGTCTACCATGGCATCTTCGCGAGCGCGGACATTCATCGAGATGCGATGCTGGACATGTGCCTCACGGCAAGCATCTTCATCCCATTCGGTAAGCCAGCTACCAATGCCATCACAGGCGATGCAGCAGCCGTAGGTGCCCATGCCAGTACCGCGACATTCTGGGCAAACTGAACGTTCGGCCTTGGCTTCACGATATTCTCTGTAGAGCCGGATTAGTCGTTCGCGGGTGGTGGACATGGTGGCCTCCGTTTCGATGAATCATGTATGCGCCCTCTAAATTATCTTGTCAACATGCTTGACCAAATTATTTGTGTGTGCCATATCAGAGGCATGGACAAGCACCCCCACGCAAGCGTCATCGAACGCATCGGAGAGCCCGCCATCAGGGCGCATTTCAACATCAGCCGGCAGTCGGTCTGGTATTGGCGTACGAAGGGCATCCCCAAGATGTACCATTCGTCTGTAAGGATGCTTGCTGGGTTAAGGAACGTGTCAGCCAAGGAGCTGGATGCATGAATCGCGAAGATGTTGAGCGCGTATTGGCGGATAGCATTGCGCCATATCTAGAGTATTTTGCCAAACGTGTTGGGAGGGGTTTCCCCATTGATGAGGATGGAAAAGCCATATCTTGGTCGAAATGGCTGGCACGCAGGCAAGCCGATGGCATCATGCATGTTTTGGAGGGAAAGTCATGAAATACGCTATGTGGCTAGGTGGCTACTTGATAGCCGTGACAATCCTTCTGGTAGCCATCAGCCGTCTAAAGGCTTGGCGGCGGCGCACATTCATATCAAAGTGGGCGAAGGAATTGGAGGAAACCCATGACCAGTATTCTTAACCCCGACCTCTACTGGCCGTCCTACGCGATAGGCGTTGGCTTCATTCTGGCTTTCGTGGCCGGCTATCTCATCGGCTCATGGCGGATGAAAGAACTGCACCGGGAGATCGACTATCAGGTCACCCGTTCGGAAGCCCTTAGCGCCAAGCTGGCTGACTATCTCCACCCGCCACGCGGTCCTAACGGTCGGTTCATTTCTCGGGAGCGATTGTGAACCGCGAGGCGCCTGCTAACGGCGCAGCCCGCTATACCGTCGTAATGCTCATGGAGGAGATTTCACGATTTCGTCCGCTCACCAATGACGAGTCGGAGTTTCTTGGAGATGCTATCAGGCGCGAGCGGTCCAGTGCTAAACGACCGTACAAGAAAAAGCGGCCTCCGCGTAAGGTTTGGAGCAGCCTTGAGATTGCCACCATTATTGAGCGCAGCAAATCTGAGAAACCCGCTCAGATCGCCAAGGACTACGGCGTTACAATCGATGCCATCTATGGCCTAATCCGTTGTTGGGAGCAAATCATATGAAAGCCCTTACCAAACTCCGTCCAGCCCCGGCCGATTTTGCACAATATGCCTATGCCGAAACGATGGAAGACCTCATCACGCGGTATAAGGTAGGCAACCGGGCGATCTATCGCTGGCGTGCCGAGCTTGGCCTCATCCGTCCCGGCAAGCCACCTCGCAAGGTGCGTCCTATGCCTGACGGCTTCATCAGCCATGCGAAAGGCAAAAGCATCCATGACCTCGCTAGGTTCTATAAGGCTGGCGATGAGTCCGTAAAGCGGTGGCTAGGCGAGGCTGGCTTGCCCACTAGTCCCCGACCATCCAAACGACCCGGCAATTATGCTGCTGACCGTGATTTCAAATCGTCCTTTGAGCCGACCATAGATCCTTCTGTCGCAGGACAGGCACAACGGTTCCTTCAGAAGCTGGGGCCTGTTTATCGCGCGTCCGTAATATCTAAAGATCGTGAAGGATGGATGGTCCACGGGAAACCTATGTCGGATAATCAGATGATGAATTTTGCTCAAAAGAAAGGGTGGACAGCCAACGCATTCTTACAGGTGTCGGCATGCTAAAGCACATCCATCCCGTTGAATTCATGCTGATCACCGGCCTGTCTACCTTTTTTGCGTCGCTGATTGTTCAGGGGGTATTTTCATTAGTTAGCTGGATTTTCTCATAATGCAAATGACCAGAAAACAAAGAGATGCTTTTGTGGCTTTGATAACAGAAAACCAAGGCTATAGATGTTTTTATTGCAACAGGGCTTTAAGCCTGCATGGCAATACAAACAGGCCGACTGCTGACCATGTTCTACCCTTGAGTAAGGGTGGTTTAGATACAATTTCCAATATTGTTGCATGTTGCAAGCGTTGCAATCAGGGAAAGGCGGATTTTACGGCAGATGAATTAAGGAGGATGGCTGATAAAATCGATCGTGCTTTGAAATGAGGAAATCAAAAAGCCGCATAATTCTTATGGAAGGCCCTTGCATCATCGAACGGAAAATGGTGGATGGTGCATCTGAGGTCGTAAGCGTCACCCGGCTCAGGGTAATCCAGATCCAATCCCGAAACTAGGCCAGCCGCTTCCAATCAACTGGCCTAGCTCACACGCAACGGAGATATTATGGCAGCCGAAGCTCCCAAGGTCTATGCAGCGATAGCCGCTGTCATGGCGCACATGTCAAAGGAAGGTATCGGCAAGGATCGTCAGTCTGGCGATGGCGGCGGACCTAAGTTCAAATTTCGCGGCATTGATGACATTTACAACGCTCTGTCATCTGTCATGTCAGCTAACAAGTTGATGATGCTCCCGCGCGTTCTGGATCGCACCAGCGAGGAACGGCCAACCCGCAATGGCGGTGTGATGTTTTACACCACGGTAAAGGCTGAGTTTGATCTGGTGTCCGCCGAGGACGGCTCAAAGCATACCGTCGTGACGTTTGGCGAGGCGATGGACAGTTCTGACAAAAGCACCAATAAGGCTATGTCGGCGGCTTTCAAATATGCTGCAATGCAGGCTTTTTGCATCCCCACTGAAGGGGATAACGACGCCGATTCGACCACGCACGAGGTGGTCGTGCAGACGATCGACAAATATCAGGTCGCATCGCTTGAGGCGCTGATTGAGGAAGTCGGCGCGGACAAGGCTAAGTTCCTCGCGCATATCAAGCTCAAGACGCTTGAGGAAATCCCGGCCGTCAATCTGGACGATGCCGTCAAGATCCTTCGTAAGAAAGCCAAGCCGAAGCCCCAGGCTGACCCGGTTCTGGCTGACGAAATTCCCTACTAAGGAGCGCAGATATGGCAACGAACCCGCGCGCCACGATTGGCGACAACAATCCGCCTGACCCGATCGACCTTGCGCTAGAGCCCTACGCGGATATTCTGGCCGAAGTGGAGCACTGGCTTGACGGTGAGACGGTCAAAGACGCAGGCCAGCTCAAGGACACGGATAAACTGCTCAAGGAGCTAAAGGCGGCTCGCAAGGCGGTTGACGTAGCTCGCGATGAGTACACCAAACCACTGCATGAGGTGTGGAAAGCCGAGGTAGCACGGTGGAAGCCGACACAGGATGATCTAGATCGTCAAGTTAAGTGTCTGGTATCCGCTCAGGCGCCCTACAAGGAGCAGCTTGCAGCCGAGAAGGAGAGAGCACGGCTAGAAGCGCAGCGGATTGCCGATGAGACTGCACAAAAGGCCAGAGAGGCGGCTGAGCAAGCGCGTTCGGCAAGCATCGCGGAGCAGCGTGCGGCTGACGATCTTTTGGCCCAGGCAGAGGAAGCAAAGAAGCAAGCCGCTCGCGCCAGCAAAGACACCGTTAAGGGGATGCGAACGGTACAGGTCTATGAGATCAAGGATTTCAAGGCCGCGCTCTACTGGATCGCGAAGAACGACAAGCCGGCTATGACCGATTTTATCGCGGAATATGTCCGCACCCATTTCAAGACCGGCCCAATTGATGGCGTCAAGGTCGAGACCAAGAAGGAAGCCTACTAATGCAGACCATCACCGTAACCGGCAGTATCGGCAAGGATGCCGAACTCCGCAACGCCGGCAACAGCGAGGTGTGCTCATTCTCGCTCGCATCGTCGCAGGGCTTTGGCGACAAGAAGCAGACCAATTGGTTCCGCGTCCAGATTTGGGGCAAGCGCGGCGTTTCATTGCAGCCGTATCTCCTCAAGGGCGGCAAGGTGGCCGTGTCAGGCGAGTTAGAATTGCGCGAATGGGACGGCAAGATGCAGCTTGAAATCCGCGCTAACGAGGTTGACCTGATGGGCGGCAAGGCAGAGCGCCAAGAACGCCCAGCACCGAAGCAGGAAAGCCGGGGCAATTTCGCTGACATTGGCGAAGATTTCGACGCGCCATTCTGATGGCTAAATACAAACCCGTAGCCGAGCGCAGGCATATGGACCGGGTTGCTGAGATGGGCTGTCTAATCTGTGGCAGCCCATCCACGCTTCATCACGTCACCAGCGACGGCTATCAGCGCATTTCCCGATCACATCGCCGCGTTGTCCCGCTCTGTCCTAGGCATCACATGATCCAGCATGGCCCACGGGAAAGCGTAGAGGCATTGGGTCACGCGGGCTTCACCAAATTACACGGCGTTGATTTGCTGGCCGAGGCCGACAGGCTATGGAGTGAGGGTAATGGCCCAGACGGTAATTCTTAGAAGTGATGCCCAGCGCGCACTAGCCCAAAATCTGGTCAGCAAGGCGCCGCCAAACGCGATTGTCACGATCAAGGAGGAAACCCGCAACGCAGATCAGAATGCGCTGTTCTGGAGCCTTCTGTCCGACATCAGCCGGCAGAAGCCCGGTGGCCGTCGTCACACCCCCGAGCAATGGAAATGTCTCGTTATGGCTGCTTGCGGGTATGAGGTGCAATTCCTCCAAGGATTGGACGGTCAGCCATTCCCTGCCGGCTTCCGCTCGTCACGCCTGACCAAGTCTCAAATGCGGGATTTGATTGATTGGACGCTGGCATGGGGCGCTGAGGCGGGGATCAGGTGGAGTGTGGAGCCGTGAGCGCGATCATCCTTCCGTGGCCTGACAAAGCGCTGTCTCCGAACGCCCGTGTGCATTACATGACGCTTCACAAGGCAAAGAAGAAAGCTAAGGAGGTAGCCTACTGGCTTACCAAACAAAGCCTAATCCGGCCTGAGCCTGGCTTGATCCCGATGCGGTGGACGTTCCACCCTAAGACCGCCAATGCAGTCGATATTGATAATTTGGTAGCTTCCTGCAAGGCGGCAGCTGACGGCATCGCAAAAGCGTGGGGCGTTGATGACAGCATGTTCCGGCCAACCTATGAGCTGGGCGAGGTTATGAAAGATGGGTTGGTCTGCGTGGAGGTTTTGTAGCTCCCACTTGGATCACGCAACCGACGAAAGATCGTTGGCCATCACCAAGCAGGAGCTACAACCAAGGCGACCGGGAAAGCCCAATCCATACCTTGCATTTAAGCCTGATGCCGAAGCAGCGCAGGATGCTGGGGTTGCAACGTCGGCGTGCTTGACAGCTACCGGCACCAGCACGGGTATTATACCAATAGTGCATTTAGAGAGCAAGGCCAAAGATATTGTAGCTGCCGAGCGACCGGAGAAGCCCAATCCATACTCGGCAGCTACGATGCCTAGCGAACTAGGTCTTGAGTGCTGTGACCAGTTTTCTCCCTCTATCGAGGGTTTGGCTACTTTCTCTCAGCAAGCCGGCCGGACGTGCTTTGAGCGCTGGAACAACCATCGGAACAGCACAAGGATTATACCCATGTCAGATGATGAATGGAAGCCTTCGTTTTTCGATTTCCTGCTGACCAAAAATTGGTCGGTGTGGCAGGCATTCGTGTGTCAGCATATGCATGGGTGGTCGGACTCCACCCGCTTTCAGCCGCGAACTGGATGCCAACATCGAGATTGTAAGGTTTGCGGAAGAGCGTTCTTTTTCTGATGGCTGATGATGTCTGGCGCCCCAACCCTCTCCGCAAGCCTCGCCGGCCTGACGTGCTGGTGATCTGCAAATATCGAAACGGGGTTATTTCTCCACCTGTGCTGACAGGACAGAGACGTTGGGAGCCTTGGCCCTTCGGCGAGACGGAGTGGGACGTGGAATTTTTTAAGCTTGTCAGTGATTAGGAAGAGGCGTAGGTTTCAACCTTAGCCCCCGCCGGAGCAAGCTCGACAGCGGGGGTTCATCGGGTGGTTACGGGACGCCAATCCCTAATCGCCTAGCGGACGGAGATACGCTGTGACGACTGATGCTGTAATACCCAATCTATCTGATGGTTGCAACGCCCTCGATGAGGTGTGGCTCGCCTTTATGATAATCGAATTGCGAACGCAGCTTAGAGCGCTTCCAAATGATCAAGCTAGGCTTCGTGTCATTCAAGGGTTTTGCCAAGGTTGCGGAGCCTCTGATCCTTCCTGCTCCTGCTGGAATGACGAATGAGCTTCAAGCAGTTACGCTGGGCGTACTCCGCAAAAGGCTTATCACCTGTTGAGCGCGTGGTCCTAATGATTCTTGCAGACAGATCCGACGCGGATGGGTGGTCATTCTATGCTCAAGATACCATAGCTTCTAAAGCCGAGGTGACACGAAAAACGGTTCGGACGGCTTTGCAGGGGCTAGAGGAGAAGGGTTTTATCCGCCGCCTAAAGCGGTCTTATGGGAACCTCAGAACGTCCGATCATATCCAAATCTCGCTGGGTAAAAATTTCCATCAGGAAGGGAAAAATTTACCCACGATACCTTACTCTCCTTACGGAGTAGTAGAAGACAAGAAGGAAGGGGCTCGGCAGGATGGTGCCAAGGTCATTCCGTTCGCCCGAAAGCAGGCGTGACCGCTGATGAGAAGCGACATCACGCCAAGCATCAACACCCACACAAGGAGCAACTGACATGGACGAGAGCGATACAGTGAAAAGTGTCCGCCTGTTCTTGCTACTGGAATGCTGCATGAAGGGCTGTCGCCTGTCCCCATGCTCGTGTGCTGTCCGGGTTACTGAGATTGTCAGGCTCATGGACGAAGCCTCAGCTAAGAAGGAAATTCCGTATGTCTAACGAACACATGATAGCCCAACTCCAACATGGCTACGATCACATCAAGGCTGGCCGTACAGACGCAGGGCTAGGGCTTATCGCTAGCGTGATTGCGCGGATGGAGGGGGGGAGCGCTGATAGAGACAGGATTGCGCGTGTTGTAGCACTTCACGGTCTCGGCACAGTTTCCGGTATGGGCCATCGCGGGCCGCCTAATTCCGCTTGGACGAAAGAGGAATGGGAGCGTCGCATCCTTGAATGCGTGCCGTATCGTGTTGAGCAGCAATCCTACGAGCTTGCTGATGCCATCTTGGCGATGCAAACGCCGCACGTTTATCGGCGCACTCCCGAGGACACGGCTGACGACAGCCTGCTAGCCAAATGAGAAAGCCATTCCCTCATCAGGAGCAATCGGTTGTTCTCTTGCGTGCGGCTCTCAAGGCCGGCAAGAAACGCCCTATCCTTCAGCTGCAAACCGGCGCCGGAAAGACCAAAGTAGCAGCTGACATTTTCCACATGGCCAGAGCAAAGGGTAAGCGTTGCCTGTTCATTGCAGACGCCATCAGCCTGATCGACCAGACGGTAGAGGCGTTTTGGGAGGATGGTTTGAGGGATGTAGGCGTTATCCAGGCCAACCACCACCTAACGGACTATTCCAAGCCGATACAGGTGGCATCGATCCAGACGCTTGCCCGCCGTGCCCTGCCGAAGTTTGACCTAGCGATCATTGACGAGGCGCATGGGTTTCATAAGACGCATATTGAGATCCTAGGGCTATATCCTCAGGTTCCTTTCATCGGGCTATCAGCAACACCTTGGACACGCGGACTCGGCAACTATTTCGATTGCCTGATTAAGCCTATCACCGCTGCTCAGCTTGTCGAAATCGGCCGCACCCTACCTCTGGTGGCATACGCTCCCCACTCGCCCGACCTGTCTAACGTCAAGATCCGCGCTGGTGAGTATGACGAAGGTGCCCTGTCGATCGTCATGCAAGACAATAAGCTGGTGGCTGATGTGGTGGAGACGTGGAAGGAATTAGGAGAGGGCAGGCCGACGCTAGGCTACGCAGT